GACATAGAATAATAAAATTAAATTCGTATATTTAGTTATAATTAAAAAATGATAAAAATGATAAAGTATTTAAAAGTTGATTTAGAAAATTGTTATGGTATTAGTTATTGTGATACTAAAGATGAAGTAATTGAAAGTTGTGGTTATGATGTTGATGAAATTACTTTTGAAGAATTATTAGAAGAAGTAAAAGGTGTATATGAAATTGTTGAAGTTAAAGGTGATTTTGAATTAAAATGGTTAGTTGAGGAATAACATATATTAAAAATAATTCGTATATTAAAGTATAAATAAAAAAGATAAGTTATGACAGTAGAAAAATTGATTGAGAAATTAAGTAAATTTGATCCTAAAATGATTGTATTAGGTGAATTTGATAGTGATGGAGATGAGTTTATGGTTAAAGTTGATGTGAAAAAAGTGTATAAAGGAGATGGTTTTGATGATAGTGGGGATTTTGATGGAGATGAAGATGAAAAGTTTTGTATAATTAAATTAGATTATTAAGGACTATTAATATTAATAAATAATTCGTATATTTCAGTATAATTAAAAAATGATAAAGATGAAAGAAAAATTGATGTTTTTATTTGAAAAGTTAAAAAATGATTTTAATGAAATTAATGTTAAAGATGATAAAGTATTTTTATTTGAAAATGATAGTTTGAATTATATTGAATTTGTAGAAACTCTTAAAGGAGAAAAGTTATGTTTAAATTATAATTTCTTTAGAAGTTATGGATATTTGTTTAGAAAAGATGAGAAAAGTTTATTAAGATTAATTAGAAATAATAAAGAGTTTTTTAGAAAGGAAATAAAAAGATAAAGTAAGATTCGTATATTGTGTTATAAATAAAAAAGAAAAGATATGTTAGGTAGTTTAGTTTATTTAAGTTTGATTGGAGTTTATTTAACAATGATTAAAATAAGTAGTAAGTAATTTATATATTAAAAAATAAAGGTTATGACAAAAGCAGAAATAAAATTAATGAAGTTATTATTGAAACAAGAAATGGCTTGTGGAATAATTTTAAACCCAAATTTACTTGGAGTGTTAGAGTTTGATGAGTGTGTAATTAGATGGAATTAATATGAGAAGAGTTGACATGATACAAAAACTCCAACTAGCAGAAGCTAAAGCGTGGGTGGTGATGAGAGAATGGGAAACATTATTTGGTCATAATAAACAATTTGAATTAAAATCGAGTGCGTGGAATAGTTTATATTCAGCGTTGTTAATGTTAAACATAGAACCAGACCGCGAATTACGTTCACAATTGATTGAAGCGGATATAAAATGTAATGGTATGTTAGGGACTAATTTAATTTAAATTAATATCGTATATTTAAGTATAATTTAAAAATATAAAAAATGAAAGATTTAAAATTAAATTTAGAATTAGAATTAGGATTAAAAGTTAATTATGTTGGGGATGATAATAGTGGATATGAAGATGATTTTTATTTAAATATAAATGATGAAATAGATATAGTTGAAGGGGCATATCAGAAATGGGACATTTATATAGAAGAGGGAGATATAGAGAAAAGTTTTATGAGTGATGAAGAGTTAATTATGTTTTTAAAAGATTATATTAAGGAATAAAATTAATAAAATAAATTTAGTATATTTAAATATAATTAAAAATAAATAATTTAAAATTAAAGTTATGAAGGAAAAAAGAGAAATGTTATTAAAAAGATTAAATGTTTTAGTTGAAGGAAGAGAAAAAGAGTTTTTAGAGTTTATGGGAATGGGAGAAAATAGTTTTAGGGATTGGAGTAAATTAAGTTTAGAGGAATTGTTAGATAGTTTTATATATTTTGAAGAGGATAATAATGGAGAGGAGTTTACAGAGGAAGTGATGGATGAAGTATTAGAAATATATATCCCAGGATTTGAGAGAGGGGAACATGTGTTTTAAATAAATTAGGAAGGAGGAAGGGCCATCTAGGAATAGGTGGTTTTCTTTTTTAAATCTTAACCCCGGGGAATAGGCTCCTGTAATATGGTATATATATGGTATATATTACGGCGGGGAATAGGCTATAATACCACGTACGTTGATATCAATATACGGCGGAGGTATTGGGGAAGGGCATTTAGACCACTTCACAGCTCGTAAACGATCTTTACACATCGACATTGTATATAACTATATACCCACAAACACATCCCAAAATCCCAAAATACCAAAAGGGATAAAACCCCACAAGAATCAAAATTTCTTTTTTATAAAATTCTTTGGTATCGACATAGGATATACGTATATTTCAAATAAAACAATATAAAATGATAAAATTATTAGTTATATCAACAATAATAGGTACAGTACTAGGAATTATATACGGGATATTTATATCCAAACTCTAAACATGATAAAAAACTTACTTAAAATACCAGTATATTTTGCTATAGGATTTATAGCCATATTCTTATGTGCCCACTTATGTTTACTTGACATATGTATACCAAAAAAATAAATGGCATCTTACACTTATACTCAATTATATGGAACCGGTTCAATTGGTGAAAATCTTTCAGGTTTAAAAACATTTACGTTTACTAACCCAAGTGGATCCTCTTATTTTACCATGGAAACAACTCGTAACTCAAACGGTTACTATGATTCCACTTCCCCAACAAATTTTAGTGGCTCTTACGTTACCTCGGCTTCAATGAATTTAGTAACATCTTCTTATATTTCCTCTGTTGTTGTACAACCTGGTGTTTCCAGTTTTAAATTTACTCCAAGTTCCGCGGTTACTGGGACGACATATTATTTAAGAGGAACAGGAATGTATTCCTTGGTTATTTCTTAAGGAAAATTAACTTAAAAGTTAAAAAGCCCTTGGCCCATGTATTTCTTATTCGTATATTCAAAGTATAATAAAAATTAATAATTTAAAAAATAAAGGTCATGAAAACAACAATCACATTTATCTCAATCATTGTAACACTAGGTATTGCATTTTTGATTAGTTCACCTCTACTAGCTCTTGTGGCTGGGTTTGCATTGGGAACAAAACTAGGAGAAGTTATTTTTGGTATTGAATTGTAAATTATAAAGTTTTAAATAAATTTAAAAATCATGGAAAACAAAAAGTATCAACCATCTAAAAAAATCAAAACAGCTGATGGAACCGAAATGTATATGTTTGATGGTAAATTACATAATTGGGAAGGACCCGCGTTAATACCTGAAGGAAACACGCGTAAAAGAGAATATTATTTAAATGGAATCCAATATACGGAGGAGAAGTGGAAAGAGGCGTGTCGAAGCAGAGAAGGATTACCTTGGTATAAAGGGTCTGCTGCTAAAGCAAGATTCTAAAAGTAATAATTGATATTATTAAAAATAAAGGTTATATGGAACGTTTAACAGACGAGGAAGCAAGGGCTTTTATCCCTTGTAGTGAAGATTATTCTGAAAATTCACCTACTTATTTTACGGTTAAAACTGATCAAGATGGGTGGGATATTATTACTTATTACACGAATAAAAAACGAGGCCTATATACTAACCATGAAGGTGATGAATGGGTGTATATACTTACTAATCCTGCAATACCGGGGATGCTGAAAATAGGTTATACTAAACTTGATCCGTTTGAAAGAGCATCCCAAATTTCTAGAGGGACAGGAGTTCCTCTTGGGTTTGATGTTGAGTGGGCTTATAAGTGTTTTAAAGGGGAACGTATAGAACAAGAAGTTCATAAATATTTTAAAAAGCAACGTGTAAATAAACAAAGAGAATTTTTTAAAGTCTCATTAGAAGAAGCCCAACAAATTATAAAACAAATAGGAAATAAATACATTTAAAAATGAATAATATTTATCAACAAATAGTAGATATGGAATTACGTGACCTAGAAGATAAAATATGTGATCTTCAAAATGTTTTGGTTAGTAATTATAATGTAATGGATGAACTTTGGAAATATCACCCTGCAAATCCTGATTTTGTTAATGTTATTAAAGCATATGATGAAGTAAAAAAAGAAATTGTAGATATGGAAATTCAATTGGTTGATTTAGAATTAAAAATTAAACATATAAAATCAATTAATTAACAGGGGATTTAACCACTTAAAATAATTAATCATATAATTTATGTCTCTAAATAAAATATTCTCTTTATTCGGTTTCCCAGATAATGAGGAAAATAAAAAAATTGAATTAGAATTAGAAATTTATAAAGAAACACCCCATTTTAAATTAGGCATGTTTCAGAAATTAATCTTAAATGGGAATGCATTTTCAAAACAAATTATAAAATTTTTCTCTAAAGCTGATCCTAAATTAGATGTTAAAGGAATTGATGAGGCTGGAGAATATATGATGTATACTAGAGCGTATTTTTGGGTTAAAGATTGTAATGTGAGAAAAAAAGAATGGAAAATTGCTTTAAAAAATAATGTAAATGAAGATTTTATTAATTCAATAAAGTTATGTATTCGTTATTTTGAGAGTACCGAAGAGTATGAAAAATGTGCCCATTTAAAAAAAATTCAAGATTTCTTACAAAAGAATTTAAGGGAAGCTTGATTCCCCAAAGAATTTTTATTATCTTCATCAATTGAATTTATGTTAACAATTATTTAATAAAAAAATGATATGAAATATTAATATAAAATAATAAATAAAAATTAAAATAATATAAATAAATAAATATGAAATATAAAGAATTAGTATTGAGAAGGATGGAATCTATGGAAAATCGCTTAAAGCGATTAAGACATGCCTTAAATGAAAGAAATATTGAAGCAGCAAGAGAAATTTTAAGAGAGATTGAGGAATTAAGAGATGATACCCAATCGATAATTGAAAGAGAAGATTAATTAAAAATAAAATAAGTTATGAATTTGACAGCCGAACAAATCCAAGATAATTGGGAAGAATTAATATCATATATTGATGGTTATATTTCATCCCCACGTAAAGAAAAAGTTTTAGAATTTTATAATCAATATTCTGAACGTTTAATGTTAATGCCTGCCGCGCATAAAAAAGAATATCATAATGCTTTCCCTGGGGGATATATAGAACATGTTTTACGAGTTATTCGATGTGCTTTAAAACAGTATGATTTATGGGCAAGTGAAGGAGCAGATATGACTACTTTTACAGTTGAAGAATTAGTATTTTCAGCATTAAATCATGATTTAGGTAAAATGGGAGATGAAAATGAAGAATCTTATATCCCTCAGACTGATCAATGGCGTAAAGATAAATTAGGAGAAGATTATATGTTTAATGAAAAAATCCCATTTGCTTCAGTCCCAGATAGAGGATTATTTCTACTTCAATCCCATAGTATTTTTTACACGTTTAATGAAATGATAGCTATTCAGACCCATGATGGTTTATATGATGAAGCTAATAAAAAATACCTTACAGGATTCATCCCAGGACAAAAACCAAGAACATCTTTACCTTTTATACTCCACCAAGCAGATTTAATGGCAGCACGTATTGAATTTGAACGTGAATGGTTACCTAAGTTAAAAGAAGGTAAGAAGTCCGTGGATACCGGAAAAGGAAATTATACATTAGGGAATAAACCAAACATGTCTAAAAAAACCTCAACAAAGGAAAAAGCATTAAGTTCGTTTAAAAGTGATGGTTTGAAAAATTTATTAGATAGTATATGATAGTTTTAACAATTGTTTGCTGCGTATTAGCAGTTTCTT